TTTTTATTACTGCAAAAGCGTATAGCTCAAATTGATTCGTGGGTAGAAGCTGTCAAGGATGATGGTAGAATACATGGGTTTGTTATTCCTAATGGTACTATTACCGGAAGAATGACACACAGAAACCCTAATGTTGCACAGGTTCCATCGGTAAGTAGTCCGTATGGAAAAGAATGTCGAGCTTGTTGGACTGTACCAGAAGGTTATAGTCTTGTAGGTGTCGATGCAAGTGGATTAGAGCTACGTATGTTAGCACATTATATGGATGATAAGGAGTACATCAATGAAATTATTAACGGAGACATTCACACAGCTAACCAAACGTTTGCTGGACTTAAATCAAGAGATCAGGCTAAAACTTTCATCTATGCACTCGTTTACGGTGCCGGAGATGAAAAGATTGGAAGCATCATTAAAGGAAGCAGAGCAGACGGTAAGCAGTTGCGAGAACGCTTTCTTAGTAGTCTCCCAGCATACAGAACTCTTAAAGACAAAGTTGACAGAGCATCTGGAAAAACGTTCCTCAAAGGGTTAGATGGTAGAAAGTTATATATAAGAAACAAACACTCAGCTTTGAACACACTACTTCAAGGAGCAGGTGCTATCTTAATGAAGAAAGCTTTGTGTATTCTCTCAAATAGATTACAACTTAGCACTACACCTCATAAGTTTGTAGCTAACATTCACGATGAATGGCAGATAGAAGTTATGTCTTGTAGAGCAAACAAGGTAGGACAGATGGCTGTTGAATCTATAATAGAAGCAGGTGAACATTTTAATCTACGTTGTCCGATGGATGGTGAATTTAAGGTAGGAGGTAATTGGAGTGAAACACACTAAACAACAAGAATTAAATATGAATTATATTAAACCTAATGATAGCAGTAGAAAGGGAGACTTAGCTGAATACTATGCAGTTACATGGCTGTGGGATAATGGCTATGAAGTTTTTAGAAACACAGGTTGTACTGGACCAATAGATATGATAGCAATGAAAGATGGTGAAACTATTTTTGTTGATGTTAAAACAGCACAGCCACAACAACATAAAAAAACTGGTAATAAAGTAACTAAATGTCAAAGTCGTAACGAGATACAAAAAAAATTAGGTGTTCAGTTATTACAGTTTAATCCTGTTAATAGAAAATTAGCTTGGATAAAACATAGACAGAGAACATAATATGACTAAATCTAAAAAAACTCTTGACACATTAGTCGAAGATATATATAATAAGATAGGTGTACTTGCTGATGGTGAGCACATTGATCTAGACCCAGAGACTATCGATCAGTTTGGTGAGTCTATGAAAGAGATACTTTACAAGTGGTCTCACCCTGAACCAAGAGGTGATGCAACTTTACGTATGTCTAACATAGGTAGGAAGTCACGACAGCTATGGTTTGATATGAAGTCAGAAGGTACTCCAGAAAGGATGCCACCTTCTTTATTCATTAAGTTTTTATATGGACATTTACTTGAAGAGATAGTTATATTTCTTATCAAGCTATCTGGACATACAGTTACTGATGAACAGAAAGAGATCAAGGTATCTGGAATCAAAGGACACATGGATTGTGTTATCGATGGAGAGGTTGTTGATATTAAGACAGCTTCCGGATTTGCTTTTAAAAAATTCAAGGATGGTACTCTAGCAGAGAACGATATGTTTGGTTATATGGCTCAACTTGCTGGGTATGAACAAGCACAGGGGACAGACAAAGGTGGATTCCTTGCTCTTAATAAAGAGTCAGGTGAGTTAGCTTTGTATAGACCTGATAGCTTTGACAAGCCTAACATCAAGAAAAAGATTACAGATATAAAGAAAGCTGTTAAGTTAGCAACACCACCAGAACTATGTTACAGTCCTGTTCCAGATGGTAAGTCTGGTAATATGCAGCTACCTAGAGAGTGTGTATATTGCAGACATAAGTTTGAATGTCACAAAGATTCTAATGAGGGTAAAGGTTTAAGAGTATTTAAATATTCTAATGGTTTAAAATATTTAACTCAGACACCCAAGCCACCTAAAGTTATAGAGGTAACACAGATATGAGTGGAAGAAGATCAAAACAATTAAGACGTAAAGCAGAAGACTTACTCATAGAGTGGTTAAGAACTATGGTTCCAGATGGAGAAGATACATCTAAGATACACAGAAATAATCTGAATGAGTTCTTGCCAGAACAAACACACATCTTTGCTAACAATAGATTTCTTCTTAGTGCATATAGTTTACGATGGTTTTACAAACAGGTTAAACGGAATCCACAGCTAACGCTTGGAGACCTTAATGCCTAGAAGAGTACCTAGAAAACCTAGACCTAAAAAGATTAACGTACCTAAAGGGTATGACAGTCGATGGGAGTATGACATTCATTTAGGTATACTTCAAGACTGGAAACACCATTGGGATGTCATACAATATGTCGTTGAACATAAATACGAAGCTGACTTTGTTAGAGACATAGATGGTAAAACAATTTTATTGGAAGCTAAAGGTAGGTTTTGGGACCACGCTGAGTACAGTAAATATATTCATATTAGAAAAGCATTACCCAAAAATACTGAGTTAATATTTTTATTTCAAAAACCTTTCTCTCCTATGCCGGGAGCAAAGGTAAGGAAAGATGGGACAAAAAGAACACATGCTGAATGGGCTGAAACAAATAACTTTACATGGTATAGCGAAGAGACTTTACCGAAGGAATGGAAAAATGAGAAAGAGTAATTATAAATTTAATGAAGACAAACTATTACAAGAGCTTAAAGGATACATTGATGCTACATACAGTCAGCATTATGCATCCGATAAATATCAGGCTACCGATGTTATTATTGATTCGGGACATGGTGAGGGCTTTAGTCTTGGTAATATTATGAAGTACGCTAAACGCTATGGAAATAAAGATGGAAAGAACAGAAAAGACTTGCTAAAAATCTTACATTATGGTATAATAATGCTTAACATTCACGACACAGAGAACTCATAATGGTAGATGATAAAGTAGGTATCAAGGAATATCTTGGTATAAAAATAAATTATAGTAACGAAAAAAATTTAGATAAGTTCAGCCTTGACACACTCAAGGATAGATATTTATGGGAGAATGAAACACATGCACAAGAAGCATTTGCCAGAGCATCAGTCTTCGCAGCCACCTACAAAGGTCACACAGATTTTGAATTGGCTCAAAGACTTTATCACTACAGTTCCTCTTGTTGGTTCATGTTTAGCACTCCTATACTTAGTAACGGGGGAACAAGTCGTGGTCTTCCTATTAGCTGTTTCCTCAATTATGTACCTGATAGCAGGACTGGTCTATCAGATCATTATGACGAGAATATTTGGTTGGCAAGTTCAGGTGGAGGTATTGGTGGATATTGGGGAGACATCAGGAGTAACGGTGTTTCTACTACTCACGGTAGTAAGTCTACTGGTTCAATTCCTTTCATCCATGTCGTAGATTCACAGATGTTAGCCTTTAATCAAGGCACCACAAGACGTGGTTCTTATGCAGCTTACATGGACATATCTCATCCAGAGATTGAAGAGTTCATTAACATGCGTAAAGAATCAGGTGGAGATATTAATCGTAAGAATCTTAATCTTCACAACGGTATTAACATTACCAATGAGTTCTTGAAAGCTGTTGAAGATGATGCAGACTGGAGATTGGTAGACCCTAAAAGTAATGAAGCGATTAAGGTTGTTAATGCTAGAGACTTATGGTGGCAGATCATTAATGCTAGAGCAGAGACAGGTGAGCCTTACATGGTCAACATCGATAGATGTAATGAAGCTTTACCAAAAGAACAGAAAGATTTAGGATTAGAAATCAAACAGAGCAACCTTTGTTCTGAGATTACTTTACCTACAAATGAAGAGAGAACAGCAGTATGTTGTTTATCTTCTGTCAACTTAGAATACTTTGATGAGTGGAGTGAGAACCCTGTGTTCATTGAAGATTTAATTACCATGCTTGACAATGTTCTTCAACATTATATTGATAACGCTGTCGACACAGATAACTTAGGAGAGTACAATGCAAACTTTAAAAGGTTTCAAAAACATATTAAGCCGGGCAAAGAAGGGTTTCTTAAATCTGCCTACTCTGCTTATCGAGAAAGGTCGTTGGGTCTCGGTGCGATGGGCTTCCATTCGTATCTCCAATCACGCAACATTCCTTTTGAAGGTATCTTCGCTACGGGTTTCAATTATAAAGCTTTTAAATACATTAAAAAACAGGCAACCAAAGCTTCTGAAAGACTTGCAGACGAAAGGGGTGAAGCTCCTGATGTCAGTGGCAGTGGCAGGAGGAACGCTCATCTACTCGCTGTTGCTCCTAACGCTAGTTCTAGTATCATATGTGGTGGTACTTCTCCTTCGATTGAGCCATATCGTGCTAACGTTTATACGCACAAGACTCTCAGTGGTTCGTTCCAAGTTAAGAACAAATACTTAGAAGACATATTAGAAGATAAAGAACTAAGTAAAAAAGAACTTGAGCTAGTATGGAAAGACATAGCAGCAAACGAAGGTTCAATACAACACATGGGACATGTCTTCACAGACGAAGAGAAAGACATATTTAAAACAGCCAATGAAATAGATCAGATTTGGATTGTTGAACATGCAGCTAAACGTCAAGAGTTTATTTGTCAAGCACAGTCAGTTAATCTATTCTTTACTATACCTACAGCCACCGAGCCACAGGAAGTACACGATGAGTACATGCAGTATGTTAATGATGTACATTGGTATGGCATGAACAAACTAAAGTCTTTATATTACTTCAGAACTAATGCTGCTCGTAATGCAGAAAATGTAAACACTAAAGTTCAGCGTATTAAATTAGATGATGCTGAATGTATAGCTTGTGAGGGTTGATATGGATTGTTGGCATTGTGGAACACAATTAATATGGGGTGGAGATCACGACATAGAAGATGAGAACGATGAGTACATCATGGAAACTAATTTAAGTTGTCCTAAATGTAATTCTGCTGTTATCGTTTATTTACCAAAGGATTAATATGAAACAATCAGAATTTGATAAGGTGTTTAGTCAGAAGTTTTCTGGCTTTACAAGTAGGATGTGGTTAGATTATTGTGATGAAAATAATAATCCATTCGCAAAAACAAAAGATTACGCAGGATACGTAATTGAAAATTTAAAATATTTAGTTAAGAGATTTAACAAGG